CTCTGGATACATCTCATCAACAGCTGGAATTAAGAATGCTTTCTTAGTCTTATTCCATGGAAAACCCATAGAAGTATTTGTATTCATCTTGTCTACAAATTTAACTCCAGGCAATCCATTTACGGATGCCTTGCGACTCAGAAAAAGCAATTCCTTTTCCCAACCAGGCTCCAAACTTGATACAATATCTTTAGCGTAAGCCTTAACACATTTATCAAGAATGGAACGATCATGTTTGACAGTTGGTTTAACCATCTCTATGATATTTTTCCGCCAAGGTTCCCATCCACTCATCGCTGGTTTACCATGTTTAATTTCTGTTTTAAAGTAATTACACATAGTTTCAACAAGAGGTGTGGGACACACTCGACTACGAGGCTTCGGTCGAAAACCAGGAAAGGAACCATAAACGTTCACATTACCTTTTTCCAAATACCGAATTAAACTTTTGTGATGAGGTTGTACAAGTTGAATTTCATTTTGTAAACCTAACACAGGTGCACCACACCCTTGAACAATAAAGCTCTTAGGTGTTAATGCTGTAATCATAACATCCAAAATTGATTTAACAACAAAAGGAACACCTAAAGTGTTGTTATAACCAACAGTATGTAAACCACACATTACAGGTCCTCGTGGTGTCATAGCAATAGCTAATGATCCACAATCTCCCGGTTGTGTGGGTGTTTGTGCCATGCCCATAAGCAAATCAACTTTAATGTTTAATGCTTCAATAGGAAAATCATTTTGTTTAACAACACCATGCACATCCAAAACGCGCATTGTGGCATCATTCTCACGTTTCAACATACACAATCTTGACACCGTAATCTCAGATTCTACCCAAAAACGAGTGATATCTTTGAAAGGTGGTAAAGATCGAATCAGCATTACACTCAAATCGCGTGTTTTATCGTGTTTCATATCATCACAATTAATTTTAAAGGTAATATTTGATATTAACCCAACAATAGGATTTGTCTGAATAACAGTAATTTCAAATTCTCTATCCTCCTTGAGGACATGATTATTGAAAAGACAAATTTGTCCGACTAACATCACACCACCAGTACGACAAGAACGTCCCGAATCAAGTGCTTTGATATCCAATCTAACACAATTTTTCTGGAACGCATCACGTAATTCGTATACACTTTTGCCCGCCAAACTAGTCGAAGCAACTGGCATATCGAAATTGGTCAATTCAATAGTGGGAGTATACCATACATTCTGAGACTCTTCTTTCGCAAGTTGAGTTTCAGTTGTACCATATATGTTACCTTGTGGCTCAAGTTTAACAGGTTTTTCCTTCTTGAAAAAACTTCTCGATAATAAAAATCCTGATAAAGCAAAACCCACTAATGATAACATCATAAGTGTATTTTTCTTTAAAGTATTGAATTGCATAGTATTAAAATACCCCATCATCTTGACTTGTTGTTCCCTCGTTAAAAAGGGTAAACAGATCTTAATAGTGGCATATCGTACAACTCTTTGTTTCAACAATGGTGTACAAAGAGTTTTAATAAATTCAAAACTATATAACCATAAAATGAATGTAACCATCCAATAGACTAACCAATCCAAAAAAGCTTCGGCATTAGTAGTTTCTGATTGTAACATACACTCACACATCGTACTAACATTCATACAACATGGACAAACTGAAATTTCCTTCATGTAAAAATCACATGTCATACTTTTATCTTGATTGGTTTCATGTTCTCGTGCTGCTCTACCATAATGTTTCAAAAATTCTGCAACATTATCATATATCATCACGGTTTCCAATACAGCCCAATCCCGATTTCCTTGCGTAACTGGTTTCAACTTCTGAACAGTAATAGTCCAAAAATCTGGATAACCTTCATGTTCCGAAGGTAAACTAGCCGGATTAATGAACTTACCATTTTCATGTAAATATTCAGGTTTAGG